GAGTTATGAAGCTATGAAAATAAGCATAATCAGTGCAAGTTTCTTTTGCTTCTTTTAAATATTCATCAAATTCATAATCATCCTGGTGAATTTCTTCTGAATCTTTATAATAAAAATCATTTTCTTTTGAATAAGTATTTGAATATTTCCAAGCAGAAATAATTTTTGTATATGGATTACGAACAAATGTAAATTTAAAAAAATCTTTATACTCTTCTCTTTTAATTATATCTTCAAAATATCGATATATTCCCTTTTTTCTAAACTGACATGTAAAAGAATTAAATTTTTTTTCTTTAGATATAATTAATTTATCAATATTACTATTTTCTGCAAAAATTTCATGATCCTCTATAGTTTTTTTATTATGAAAATTATTATAATTAGTAAATTTATAATATTTTATTAATATTTTTTTTAAATAAGTTCCAGCAACTTTTGGATTATGAAGATAAATAGCTTTAAATTCTTGACTAATTAATAACATTTTATATATATAATATAATATTTTATTATCTTCCTGTCCAAACTTTTACAACAGCTTTTACTACTTTATTTTTTTTAAAGTTCTCTTCATATTGATCATAGGAATATCCCCAATTTCCAATTGAATGAATATTTCCAAATAATGATTTATATTTAAGTAATTTCGGATATTCTAAAGTAAATAAAAGACCCATGATTCTTTCCATCGCACATCTATCACTTCTATTTTTTACGAAATTAACTAAATTACTAAAACCATATTTATTTTCAACATGTGATAAAAAACGATGATTTACAAAAGATTGAACTCCAAAACAACAAACAAAATCATTATTTGAATTCATACCTAAAACATTATTTTGAGAATTCATCAATCGCTGAACAATTGGATAATTGTTTTTTAAACCTCTCGCTATTCTTAATAAATTAGGTAAATTTTCTCTATCATATTTAAAATGCCAAAGCGGAATAATAGGTTCAGTTATTTTATTAAATGGAATTCTTTTATGAAAGAATACACTATCATGTAATATAACTGCATTAGCAAACCAATTATATTTTAAAAAATAAATATATGGTAACAATTCACCACTTCCATGATATTCAGAGTTAATTATAGTTAAATTTTTATATTCATAATCACTTTTTACAAATTCCTGGTTACTATTATCATCGATGATAACTATTTTTCTTGCAGGATATAATAATCTTAATAATTTAACATTTTGGTTCCAATATTTATTTGTTTTTTCACAAGTCACATGTCTCGTTATTATAAAACCAAAACTCATACCTTTTCTATATAAACTTAATATTAAAATTATTAATAAAAATAATAATTTATTATAATAATTATTATTTTTGTTATATTACTAAATATAATAAGAAATATACTTTTAAAATATTTTTATTATTATTCAAAATCATCTATATTAAATACATCAATATTATTAGGTAAACTATTTTTATTAATAATATATTGGCTAAATTCTGGTCTATTTAATTGAGTATGTGGAGTATGATTATGAACAAATCTTGAAATCATTTTATATAATTTAAAATCCGGATATCTTTCTACTCCATTATTTTTATATAAAACATTTATTCCATTATCATCAATACACCATTCCACTATTAATTTAACAACCGGATTATTTTCTTGCAATTGTTTTAAATTATCGAAATCTTCCACAACATAATCTAATAAAGAACATGCCAATCTGCATAAATCAAAACTATAATTAGGTTCTAGTCTAGGTTTTTTATCATTAAAATAAGGTTCAGTATTATATTGACTTGCTGCATCTTCTCCTAGTTGAAAACTATCACTACAAATTAATTTGCCATTAAATTTATAAATTGCTCTCCCAAAATCAATAATTTTATAAATTTTACCAAATGTAGGGACTTTATAAACTTTATTTTTATAAATATAATATAAAAATTCAATATTCGTTTTTATATACATAATATTATTTGTATGTAAATCATTATGAGTAAAATTAAATAATTTTTGATAAGTAATTAAAGTCATAATAATTTGCATAAAGATTGAAAACCATTCTTCATTAGGAATTGTATTTTTAATAATATAACTATCTAATGTATCCTCACAATTTTCTAAACAAATTACTTGAACTGGAAATTTTGGAAGAGTGACAAATAATTTTTCTTCTTCACATGAATCTTCTTCAGAATCATTATCTAAGTCATCTTTTGAATCATTATCCAATTCACCAACTGAACAATTTGAATCGTCTGATTCATAGGAATCTTGTTCACTTTCCATATCAATATCACTATCTCTTGTATGAGAGGTTCTTGATGAACAAGTTGAATCAGATTTTAAAGTTGAAATTGTTTTTTTATCATCTATATCAAATTCATTTGAATACGTAATATCTTGCAATTCTATATAATCTTTTTTTTGATATTCAATATTGTTTAAGGTTAAAACTTCAGATTCAATATCAATATTTTCATTATTCAATATTTTTATTGGTTTTAATTGAGAAATTTGTTCTTCTAATAATAAATGATTATAATTCTCTATAAAAAATAAGATATCCTTATTTTTATTAAAAAAATCCGATTTTATTAAATATTCTAAATCATCAATAACATTAATTTTAAAATTATTTTTAATTGCAATAAATGACCCAAAAAAATTAAGTCCATGTAAAAATTTTTTATCATTTAATAATTGACTTGTTAAATAGGCAAAAAAACCATCTACATAGGATGAATTATTCATATCTATTATTTTATTATGAATATTTTGGGATAAACTATCTAATTTTGGTAAATTAAATAGATTTTTATCATTTGTATCATATTTTCCAATTATGTATTTATAAGGATCTAACAAAGGCGCCATTTTAAAAAAAACTTTTGTATTTATTACACAATCATCTTTATTAGAATTTTTAAGTTTACAATTATAAATATTTTCTGATTCATTATAATTATCTTTAATATCTACAATATTATATAAATGATTTAAATTAATTGAATTATAATTATTTTCATTCAATGAAAAAAATTTATTATATATTGGAATATAATTTTGAATTTTACTTAATTGGATATTATTATGTTGTTCTACCTTTTGAAAAAAATTAGTATTTTTGCGTTTATGATAATTTAGATTAATTGCCATTAGCTTCTAAATATAAAAATATTATTTTCTTTTAACGAATAGATGCGTCTATTAGAAATCCTTTCTTTCTATTTATTTAGTATATTTATGAATTTAGAATTAAAAAAATTTGATATGAAGTCTATTAGTTTCAAACCAAATGAAACCAAAGGACCGGTTGTTGTTTTAATTGGTCGAAGAGATACTGGTAAATCTTTTTTAGTTAGAGATTTACTTTATTATCACCAAGATATACCAATTGGAACAGTAATTTCTGGAACAGAGGAAGGAAATGGTTTTTACGGAAAATTAGTTCCAAAATTATTTATCCATAATGAATATAATACAGCTATTATTGAAAATATATTAAAACGTCAAAGACAGGTAATGAAACAAATTAAAAAGGAAATGGAATCTTTTAAACGCAGTAGTATAGATCCAAGAACTTTTGTAATATTAGATGATTGTTTATATGATGCTACCTGGTCTCGTGATAAATTAATGCGTTTATTATTTATGAATGGTAGACACTGGAAGGTAATGTTGATTATAACAATGCAATATCCATTAGGAATACCTCCTACTCTACGAACAAATATAGATTATGTTTTTATTTTAAGAGAACCTTATATTGCAAATCGAAAAAGAATATATGAAAATTATGCTGGAATGTTTCCAACCTTTGAATCTTTTAGTCAAGTAATGGATCAATGCACAGAAAATTATGAATGTTTAGTAATTAATAATAATAGTAAATCTAACAAATTACAGGAACAAGTTTTTTGGTATAAAGCAGATAATCATAATGATTTTAAATTAGGATCCAAAGAATTTTGGGAACTTTCAAAACAAATAAATTCTGATGATGAAGATGAACAATATGATCCTAATAATGTTAAAAAAAGAGGAGCTGGACCTAAAATTAGTGTAAAAAAAACTAAATGGTAATAAAATATATAATAATCTTTATATTTTCTTTATAAAGATTATGAGTAACCTAAACTTATATAATACAAATAGAACGAGAATAATAAAAAATCATGGAGGACTAGATAATTATTCTACAATTTATAGAAATAATAATTTTTATCTTAAGAAATTACAGAAAAATATGTTTAATGAGCAAAATTACAGTAATTTAATATTATCTTGGTCTAATAATTATAATAAAATTAATATAATTAATCCAAATAATTATAATAAAAATAATAATAATTCTAGTATTTATGATTATTTGAAAAATAATAAAAATGATTTTAATCCTGAATCTTCTATCGAAACATCGAATGATCTAACATTATCTAATTCAAAAATTTCAAATACAAAATTTGTTCAAGATTTAGTTGATAATAAAATTTCTAGAATATATAATTATATTGAAACTGATCTAATATATAATATTAAACAAAATATTCTAAATAATTATCAAATTTATAATACTGAAACTATTCAAAATATAATTAATAATTCTTATAATGCAATTAAATTAAAATTTTATCACGTAACAGAATCAACTTATATAATTACTAATACTTATAATAATTTAATTATTGATTGTTATTGTGATATAATTTTACCTTTAAATGTATCCGAAGGTTATATTATTAATATAATTAACAAATCTACAGAAAATATATTAATACAAGCATCAGATTCAAGTTTAATATATAATTATTTTTTAAGCCCAAATGGATCGTCAGAATTAAAAATACCACCAAATATTAGTATAAATTTAATTTTTATTATCCAAACTACAACTTCTGTCACGAGTTGGCATTTACATTTTTGATAATTTTTTTAATTAAGCTTTAAAATTTTTGTAAAAATATTTATATTAGTATAATTTATAAAAATGCCTGGTATTGGAGAAGTTGCTGATTGGTATACAAGAGACTATGCTCTCGCTGCTCAAGCATTAGCTTTGTCACAAGCTGATCCATCTAATCAAACGTTATTATCTAATCTAGCCACAGCGAATGCAGCTCTAGCTAATTCTAAAACTGAATTAGTTTATATGCTTGCAACTTATACATTTACTCCTACTTATAGAGCTACAGGATTAGCGGATGCTAATCAAGTTACAATAGCTAGAATTAATACGGTTTTGCCTAATTTGTCAACTTTACAACAACAAGATCTAATTAATAGTGTAGTTACTTTACATAATGCCACAATTGATGCTGAAACTGCTGCTGCTCTAGCTGCTGCTGCTGCAGCAATTCCTTACACACCTAATGGAATAGGTGGCGCTGTAACTTCAGTAAATAAAGCTTCAGTAGATTCTGTTTTAAATAGTATTAAAGTTTCAACTAAAACCTTTCTAGGTCCTAATGTTAATTTTAATAATGATCCTGTAAATGGATCAATACAAACATCTCTTCCTATCGTTTCAAATAGTGCAATAACAGCTAAATATGTAAATGTAGGAACCTCAGATGATGGAACCAAAGCTTATTTAACAATAGATAATATTGGTAATGTAAATGCAGTATCACTTAATACCACAAAAGAAATTAAAACTAAATCTATTGTTAGTCAAAGTGGTAATTTTTCTATTGACGATTCTGGAATATTTAAAGCTAATAGCGCATTTACCTCTACAACTTATTCAAGTTATTCTAGTAACACAACAGGAGATTTAGTTGTAAATAAAGCAGTTTTAGAACAAGTAGTTCAATCCATTACAGGATCAAGCTCTACTACAATTTCTGCATTACAAGAATTATTAAAAGCATTTAGTAATGAAGATGAAAGTATTTTAAATTCAATTTTAAAAGTTCAAAATGACCATAATAATACATTATTAAAAAAAATAGATACACTATATTACTATCTGTTTCAACAAGTATCAGGAAATGTTTCGTTTAAAACTCTTAATGGAAGTCCAGCTTCTGGTCTAACAGTTTCCGATTTGCCATATACTACAATTGATAATGGAGAATATAAATTAACTAGTTCTGATGCATTCATTACACCAGTTATAAATACTTCTTATTCTATTACAGGAACAGGATCTACTTCAAGAGGTCCTGGTAAATCAATTACTATTGATGTTAATACTTCTGGTATAAATGCAGGGAATATAATTAGTAATATTGTTTCTGATAATCCAGTTACAACTACAACTGATACTGTAAATTATTAATTTTTTTCATTATTATTAATAGCAAAAGGTCCACTCTTTAATTGACTTTGACCATAATCAGATTTTCCTACTACTATATTTTCTCCCTCAAATAATTCACTTTTTATATCTTCTACAGAAATAACATCTTTTTCTTTCAAATTCTTTTCTTGAGTATTTGATACACTAATAAGATTACCTTCTTCATCCATAGTTTGAGTAATTGCATTTCCAGATTTTTCAGCAGCTAATCTATTATCTTCCATCGCCTTCTTTTTGGTATCTTTTATTCTTTGTTCAAATGCATTTTTTGCAAATGTTTCATTTTTAACTTTTTCTTGCATTAATTGAT